CCGGATGCACCGGGGGCGAAACCGGAGCGAAACGACTATCAGGGTATGCCGCAGGCAGACATCGCGCTGTTACAAGCCGATGCCGAGGACATCCGGGCCACCACGGGCATCCATGAAGCAGGCTTGGGTATGCCGCAGGGGCAGGAACGCTCCGGAACCGCATTACAGGCACGCCAGCAGGAGGGTGATGTCGGTAATTTCCAGTTTGCGGACAACCTCGGCAAGTCGATCCGGCAGACCGGCGTGGTTTTGCTGGACATGATCCCACACTACTACGACACGGCCCGGACCATCCGGATCGTGGGCGAGGACGGTACCGAGGACTTCGTGGGCATCAACGGTGCGGTGACTACCGAAGGCGGCACCAGCTTCGACCTGAACGCCAAGTACGACTTCCGGGTGGACATTGGCCCGAGTTACACCACACGGCGTCAGGAGGCCGAGGAGCGGCTGTCACAGATCGTGCCGCAGATGCCGCTGTTGCAGCAGATCGCGCTCGACCTGGTGTTCAAGAACGCCGATTACCCGGGCGCCAAGGAAATCCACGAGCGGCTGCGCAAGTACATGGTGGGTCAGGGCATTGTCGAGCCGGAAGAAGGCGAGGAAGCCCCGCAGCAAGGCCCGACCGAGGCGCAGATGCTGGAGTTGAAGCAGCTTGCGGCGGACATTGCCAAGGATGAAGCCGATGCCGGAGAAACCCGCGCTAACACGCTGAAATTGCTCGCAGAAATCGAGAAGATATCGGCGGAAGTGGGGCAGCAGAAGGTGCAGACCGCGCAGGTATTGGGCCAGCTACAGGCCGCAGCGATGCAGGTTATCCCGCAGTATGGGGCGCAGGGGCCAATGCAGTAGAAACCGCTTTAACAAATGCTTGTAACTGCCCGAAAATTAGGGTAATAATACGCATATGCCTACCCGTGGGCCGACACGGGGCTTATCCGCAGAGGTGCGCAAACCGTGACAGCTGACGTAGACGACGAACTCGAACTGGAAACAGTGGACACCGAGGTCGATCTGGAGGACTCCCCGGAGCTGGAGACCGCCGATACCGACCCCGATTTAGAGCAAGCCGCCGACGAAGACCCGCAGGCATCAGCCCCTGACGATGATTCCGAGCCCCCCGGTGATGATTCCGCCGACACTGACGACGACCGCAGAGGCCGCTATCAGAAGCGAATCGATGAGCTCGTAGCTGCGCGAAACACGCAGAGCGAGCGAGGTGACCGACTGGAGCAGGAGCTAAAGGAACTGCGGCAACAGCTGGAACAGCTGAAGCCAAAAGAACCCGAGGTGTCCGAACCGATTCGCCCGAGGCTTGAGAATTTTGAGTCTGACGAGGAATACGAAGCCGCTCTCGATACCTACTTCGATGAACGTGTGGAGTTCAAACTCGCCAAAAAGGCTCAGGAAGATCAGGCCAAACGCGAAGCCAAGGAGGCTGAACAGACTCAGCGGCAACAGCAGGAAAAGGCGGTAGCACGGATTGCATGGTTGCAGGAAGTGGACGCCGCCCATCCGGGGATAGGGAAGCGAGTGCAAGACTTGCCGGCCCTGTCAGAAGCAGCAGCAGATGTACTGACGGGAATGGAAGTTGAACACAGCGTGAAGGTCGTCGAAGAACTTGAGGCCAACCCGCGACTCGCCATTCAGATTGCCCAGCTAGACCCCGCTGATCAGGAAAGCGTACTCATGGAAATCGGAACAGGACAACCCGCCACCAGCCGGTCAGTGAAGAAAATCACTGCGGCACCACAACCCAAAAAGCCGACCGGCCCCACGCGCCGTGTACCTTCCAAAGACCCTTCCAAAGCGAAGACTCTGGCGGAATACGCAGCAGCACGAGGTCTAGGCTGAGGGAGGTAGTGCCGAGGAGCAATCGGCATGGCAACAAATTCACTGATTAACCCGGAAGTCATCACCCGGGAATCCACCCTGCTGCTGAAAAACAATCTGGTGATGGGCAACACGGTCTCCCGTGCCAACCAGAGCGATTTTCGGAAGATAGGTTCCGACCTTTACGTCCGTAAACCCAATTCATTCTCGGTGCAGTCTGGCGCAGCCACGACCCCGGAGAATGTCGAGGAAGCATGGCAGAAGGTCTCCATCCAGACGCAGGACAACGTCTCGTGGGAGTTCTCGACCCGTGACCTGACGTTGACTGTCGAGGAGTACTCAAAGCGGTATATCGCTCCGGCGATGCGCGCTCTGACGCACAACATCGAGTACAAGCTTCACAGCCTGTACAAAAAGGTCTATCACTCGACCGGCACCCCTGGCACTCCGCCTGCAACCTTCCTTGAGTTGGCTGCCGGTGGCACGTTGCTGTCAGACCATGCCGCTCCGATGGGCCAGCGTTGTTCGATGCTGTCCACTGACGCCACGGTACAACTGGCGAACCAGGTGGGTGGCTTCAAGTCAGGCTACGGCGCGAACGGCAAGTCGCTCACGGCTCAGGAAAAGGTTTCGATTGGCTACTTTGGTGGCTTCGACAACTACGAGAGCCAGAGCGTCAACTCGCACACCGCAGGTATCTGGGACGGTTCGCCGGTTCTTGACGGTGCCACGACCGGTACGACCTACGCGGCCTCGAAAAACAACACGACCGACTCCCTGAGCTGGACGCAGACCCTGCATTTCGACGGTGCTACCACCGACGGTGCCGGTTATGCCAAGGAAGGCGACGTGTTCACCATCGCGGACTGCTACTCGGTCAACCCGGCCAACGGTAAATCCACCGGCAAGCTGCAGAACTTTGTGGTGCGTGCGGACGTGACGACTGCCAGTAACGAAGCTGACATCGTGGTGTCTCCTCCGATCATCGTCGCCGGTCCTTACAAGACCTGTGAGTTTGCATCGGGCGTATCCGATCTGGACGGCAAGGCATTAACGCCTATTGCTGATTCCACGGACGGTGCGGCCAAGCAGAACCTGGTCTATCACAAGGATGCGATCACGTTCGGCATGGTTCCGCTGGAGAAGCCGGATTCAACCAACTGGGCAGACACGTTCTCGGATGATGGTTATTCGATGCGTGCCTACAAGTGGCTGGACGGCACCAACGACAAAGAGATGATCCGGCTCGACGTCATGTACTTCATGGACGTTGTGCACCCTGATCTGATCGCCCGTATCCACGGGTAACCCGCAGGGGGAGGGGCTCTAACCCGGCCCTTCCCCCGTTTTTGGAGGTTCGCTATGAGCCGTTGGGACGAACATTGTGCAGGCAGTCGCCCGTATCGGGACAAGCCGAAGAAAGAAGACAAGCCAGCAGAACCGGTGACGAAAAAGAAAGTCACCAAAAAGAAGTCCGTTAAAAAGTCGGCTGAGGACTGATGGCCGTCACGTACCAGCAGATGATCCGCAACGCGCTGGTCGGTGCTGGTGTGCTTGACGAGAACCAATCCCCCAGTGCGGTGCAGGCAGCGGACGCAATCAGCACGCTGAACGACCTGGTTACCGACTGGCAGGACAACCGCGAGATCGAGCTGGGGTTTTATGCACAAACCCCGTCAACGGCCACGGTGGCGATACCGGACTGGGCCAAGCGGGCTGTTGAACGCGCCCTGACGGTCGAACTGCAGCGCGAATACAAGCTGCCCTCCGACCCTGAGCTAATCGCACTGGCTGAGAGCGCCTACGAATCCATGTCCGTGAAAGCCTTGTACGAGGACACCACGGTTGACGTGAGTTACTTACCTTTGGGACAGGCGAAGCGATGCCGCAGCTAGACATGCCATTGCCGGTTTATTGCAATCGCCGCACCGGGACGCGGGGCACGCACCTGCGCAATGCCTTTGTGGAGGAAGCTAAACCCGGCAGCGAGGCACCGATCACGATATTCGGCTCCCCGGGCGTGAAATCATGGGGCACGGTCACTCCGGACATTGGCTGTCGGGGCGTCTGTGAGCGCCTGCATGACGGCAAGATCGCCGCAGTTCGCGGCCATTCGCTGTATTTGATTGATTCCGGTGGCGGTTTTGCGAAGTGGGACGGCATCACCGGTTCGAAGCGGGTGAGCATATCCAGCAACGGCCCGGAGCTGATGATCGTGGCCGAACCCCGCGGCTATGTGCTGCGGGACGGTACGCTCAGCGAGGTCACCGACCCTGATTTCACCGGCTACCAGTCCGCGTATGTGACTGAATTAGACGGCTTTATGCTCCACGCGGCGCACGACAGCCAGGTCTTTTTCAAGTCCGGACTGTATGCGGCGCGAGAGTATTCAGCGGATGAATACGACCTGAAATCCACCTATGGCGACAAACTGGTCGCTGTTTATGGCTCGGGCAATCGGCTGTTTGCTATCGGTTCGGCGAGCATCGAGCCGTACTACAACAGCGGCGGCAGCCCGTTCCCGTACTCCCGCGACCCCAACGGGGCGATTGACATCGGCTGTGCGGCGCCGCACTCACTGGCGAAGACACAGGACGGCTTTTTCTTCCTCGGCTCGGACAATCACGTCTATTTCATGCCGACCGGCGGGGTATTGCCCATTGATATCACCGAAAAGGGTGAGGCGGTCGTGGACTCCATCGAGGGCATGGGCATCCGCGATGACGCCCACGGCTTTGCGGCTAAGCTGCAGGGCCATACGTTCTATTTCCTCGTGTTCCCGTCAGAGGGTATCTGCTGGGTGTTCGACAGCAAGACCGGCCTGTGGCACCAGCGCGAGTCCTACGGCAAGGACGTGATGGACATTGCGGGCTGTGTGCAGGCATGGGGCCGGCAGGTCGTGTTCCGTCGCTCGACGGGTGAAATGGGCGTGTTAAGCCGCGACATCGAGGGCGAGTGGGACAACCGGCTGGTCAGTTCATGGACCTACGCCAGCGTCTACGCACAGGACCGGCTTGCTGCACACCACGAGCTGAGCATCCTGGTCGACACCGGCTACAACACCAGCCACGGGGCGACTAAGCAGATCATGCTGGAGATCAGCGACGACGGCGGCGAGACGTTCCGGGTGGGCCCGGAGGCGATTCTCGGCAAACGCGGTCAGTACGGGCAGCGGGTCAATCACAACCGGCTGGGAAGCTCCAGAAACCGTGTGTACCGCCATTCCATCGAGAACATGGGGCGCGCACAAGTCCGTGCGGCTCAACTCAAAGCATCGGGGGCACTGGTATGACGACGGTCAGCAACAAGATCCCGCTGAGCCTGCCGCAGAAATATTCGGACCTCGTGGGCCCGCTCAGTGAATGGGGCAGGAAAGTCATTGGTTTGGTTGAGGACAAAGCCGACACCGCTCAATCCACAGCAGACGGTGCGCAGAGCGATGCCACGTTATCGCTGGAGGAGGTATCTGCACTGGCCACGGCCAATGAGGCGGCATTGAAAGAAATCGCGTTCCGGAGGCACTGGGATGGCTAGCCCGTCAATTGTGCTGAAGCAGGTCAAGACCAACGGGTCGTCGGCCAGTGAGCTGTACGAGGTTCCAGAGGATCGGCGCGCCAGTTTGCGGGTGCACGTGTCCACGGTGACCGCTGCGGACGTTGACGTGTTTATCCGCAAGAACGGCGAAGCAGCAGCGGACAAGCAATACATAGCCCGCGGTTATGCGGTGGGGGCTAACGAATTTGAGGCGTTTCCGGCAGGCGGGACGTTGCTGGTCGATGACGGCGACATCGTGATGGTGGAGAGCGATCAGACCGACACCGCGTGGACCGGCAATGCTTACGAGGACGACATACCGACATGAGCGAGCTTGCTATCAGCCTTGATCCGAAGCCGATCAACGACATCTTGAACGCGGATGGCGTGCGGGAGTGGCATGTCATGCCCGGCGCCCAACCCGGCGAAAAGATTGACGTTTCACCGCTCATGGATACCGGTGGATTCTCCATTGTTGGCGACGGCATGGGCTGGATGTTCAATGAAGTCGGTGTGGGCACGTATGAGGTGCACACGGCTGTTTTGCCTCACAAGCGGGGGGCAGGGACGCTATCTGCAGTGCGGGAATGTGCGCGCCACGTGTTCCTGAAAACAGACTGCATGGAGGTGTTGACGCGTTGCCCGGTCAATAACCCGACCGCGATCAAACTGGCCGAAAAGACCGGTTTCATCCACCTGTACACCGCGAAACGCGCATTCGGCGGTATCGACATGGAGGTCTATTCCTACCCGCTGAGCGTATGGGCCGCGACCGCGACTGAGTTCAGGGCGTCGGGAGAGTGGGTGCACGACCAATTCCATGCAGAGAACAGTGCTCATGCGGACCATCCAGAGGATGCACTGCATCACCAATATGCCGGTTTAGCACTGGAAATGGCACGTAACGGGAATGCTCCAAAGGGGATGCACCTGTACAACCTGTGGGCGCAGATGTCCGGCTATGAACAGATCGGCCTGATGTGTCTTGACCCTGTTGTGTTCCGCGTTCCGTGGTGGAACGAGGGCCAGTGGGAGTTTTTTGATTACGCCCTTCGGGCGGACAAGTTGGAGAGATTGTAATGCCAGTCGGTGCAGCAATCGGTGGCGCAACGGTAGCATCGGCGGGCCTTGGCTACCTCGGTGCTGGCAAGCAGGCAGACGCAACCCGTGCGGGTGCCAATGCCGCTGCTGCCGCAGAACGCTACAAGATTGACCGCTCCTTAGCGGCTTCTCGCCCTGTTAGGGACGTGGGCAATGCGGCGATGAATGCCCTTGCCAGCCTGTACATACCGGATTGGAGCGGCTTAAAGGTAAACGAGGACGGCAAAGGCGGGGCGGATTACCGGCTTGGCAAACTGCGTCCCAATGCTTTCCAGCAGTTGCCGTGGAACAAATTCCTGCTCGAGCAGAGCAACGATCAGCTGCAGAACGCGTTCGGCCAGGCCGGTTCTCCGGTCGGTGGTAATGCGATGCGCGCTTTGGGTCAGAACACCTACCAGAGCATCCTGAGCGATTCGGTTAATCCGCTGATGCAGCTGGCCGGGTTTGGTCCGGCAGGGGCTGGCATGGCCGGTAACGCCATTGCAGGCGACCAGACCGGGGCCATCCGCATGGCGCAGGGCAATAATCAGGCCGCAGCAATAGGCGGGCAGTACGGCTCGATCAACAACGCATTGCAGGGCGGGCTGAGCAATTACCTGACCTATAACGCGCTGAACCCTTCTGGCTGGAATACGCCGGGCGCGATGACGCCGAACGTGGTGGCACCTGACGGCCTCAAGTATTGGGGCGCGACCCCGAACGCCGGGGTGAAATTCTGATGGCCGGTTTCAACGCATTGTCGATGTCTGCACTGATGCCGAGCTTTTGGCAGAAAGCGTCTGCGCTGCACAACGGAGCTCCGGTCGCACAAAACCCTGTGCAGCAGCCCGTTATGCAACAGAACCCAATGCAAAACCAGCCTATGGAGAAGATGCCGCTCTATGGCGGACTGTTCGAGGCGCTGCAGCAGCAATACCAGCAGCCCGAGCAATCTTATGGCGGTCTTTATGGAGGGTTCTTTGATGCAATCAGGCAGCAGCAGAAACCGCCCATGAACGTCATGTCTCAGCCAACTCAGTACAACGCCATGAACCCGATGAGCCGCTTCCAGTATGGCGGGTATCCCAACATCGGCTCTGCGCTGATGCGCGGGTTTTCGGGTTCGGTGAGGTTTTAGCCATGGCCGGATTTAACCCATTGATCACAGCCCCGTTCGATTACGGCAACGTGATGGGCAACGTCGCGCAGATTCAGGGCATTCAGGGCCAGAACGCGCTGCGGGAGGCGCAGTTGGGTCAGGTCAACCAGCAGAACGCATTCCAGCAAGCCCTTGCGGGCGGGAATCTGGAAGGTGCCATGCAGATCGACCCCATGGCGTTTCAGCAGTATCAGAGCAACGCCCTGGATATGCAGACCGGGCAGACGGACTTGCAGATCAAGCAGCAGGGCCAGATTGCCGAGCGCGCAAAGATGCTTAACGGCGCGCTGAATCAATGGTTCACGCCCGATGTACAAGCTGACGACACAAAGCTGATGCAGGCGGTCCGTCACTATTTCCCGATTCTACAGGAGCGCGGGTTCTTTCCTGACGCGACCTTGGGCGAAGACGTTACCCCGGAGGGTGTGCGTAACACGCTGCAGCAGGTCATGGCAGAAACCGCGATGTATGCGGAGCCGGAATACTCAGGCCCACAGGCTGGCATAGGCCCTGACGGTCAACCCGTGTACTTCCAGACCGACAAGGCCACGGGTGCGGTGCGTCCGTTGCAGGGCGTGCAGCCGATGCCGCAGTCGGGCATGTCAGTGGAAGTGGGCCCGGACGGCTCGGTGCGGTTTAGCCAGGGGCCGGGTGTTGCTGGTGGGAGTGGGATTACCCAGCCGACCCGCAACAAGGTTCAAGAGGACATTATCCAGTCGGGCAACCAGATTGCTGCGCTGGAAAACATGGCCGCAGTTGCGAAAAACGAATTTCTCGGGGCGAAAGGCATGGGGAAGGCGTTTTTGCTCAAAGCAAAAGACACATGGGACACGTCCCTGCTGAGCGACGAGGAGCGAGACTGGCTTACGCGGTACTCGACGTTCGAGCAGCAGTCTCTTGAGGGGTTGAACGCAGAAATCAAGGCAATGTCCGGTGCGGCAACGAATGCCTCGGAAGAAAAACGTCTGAGCGGGGCACGACCGACGCTTGACGATTCGCCCACCGTGTTCTGGGCTAAGTATGAGGCCAAGGTGCAGACCCTCAGAGAGTTCCGCACACGGGCGCTGCATTACGAACTGACCGGCAATGTGGTTCCGCTGGAGAAGATGCCCGGCATCATCGAGGATCGAGCCAACCAACTGACCAGCGCCTACCTTGAAATGGCCGGTGGTGACGAAGCGAAAGCCCGCGAAATGGCACTGGATCAGGTCATGCAGGAGTACGGGTTGTGAGCGTGATGGAAGAAATCGCGGCTCGCAAGAAATCCTTCGCCGAGGAGCTGCTGCTAAACCAGCCCACGCCGCAGAGCTTCGACGAGGCATACCAGATGGCGACCACGGCAACCATGCCGGGTCAGTACCAGATGGCCAGCCCAAGCGGTTCTGCAGGCATCATGCCGGGAGACCCGGCGATGTCCGGCGGGCAGGTGCCGGTGCAATTACCCGTGCAGTCAGCGGTTCCCGGCAGTGCAGGGCCGCTCGCCAATTTTCAGGCCGGTATGGTGTCCGACCCAGCCACGCAGTTGAAGGTCTACTCGGAAGCAACCGGTATTCCTTTGGAGCGGTTCGGGTTCTATCAGGGCGCGCCGGTTTATCTGGATTACCCGGAGGACGGCGGCTGGCAGTTCAAGACACTGGATGCCGGTGCAGGCAATACAGCGGCACAGATTGCGACAGCAGCGCCGGAAGTGGCGGGCGGCATGATTGGCGGCGTTCTCGGCGCCCGCAAGGGTCGTCCCGATGCCGGTGCAGCCGCAGGCGTGGCCACGGCCATCGCGCTCAAGAAAACAGCTGCGACCCTGCTATTTGACGAACCCCGCGGGCTGGGTGATCTGGGCGATATTGCGTCAGAAACCGCGCTCGATTACGCGCTCTCCAAGGGTATCCGCAAGGGTGCAAAGATGTTCACCCGCAAGGGTATGCCGGGGCTGCATCAGCTTGACGAGGCCACCCTAGCTGACCAGAAAGCGGTCATCAAGGCACAGACGGGCATTGACCTTGACGCGGCGCAGTTGACGAACCTGCCGCGGCTCAAGGCGTACAAGATTTGGGCAGCCAATCACCCCAGCGAGGCCGGGGAGGTCGTGCGGGCATTCGATGACATGCAGAACGGTCAGGTCGAAGCTGCGATCAACCGTCTGGTGCAAACCGTGGGCAATGCAGGCGATCCGGCCAAGGCCGGACTGCGCGGGATCAACGCAGCAGATGCGGCCATCGGTGTGGCTAAGGCCGAAGTGGATCGTGCGGTCGGGCCGATGTACAAGGCCGCGTTTGACGAAGGGGTAACGGTTGATACTAAGCCCCTGCTGTCGATGATCGAGGCGCTGGGCAAGGACGCGAAGCGAGGCCGTCAGCGCGGTTTGAATGCCGCACTGGATGCGCTGCATGTCGGCGGCAAGCGCAGCGGTGGGCAACTCGATACCAGTCTGGAAGGGCTGCATCAGGCGAAGCTGGAAATTGACGACCTGATCAACAAGAGTCCATCAGACCCGACTTCCGCAGGTCGCTGGAGCAAGCGCGATCTGACACTGATTCAGCAAGAATTAGTCAAAATGATGCGCGCATCATCCCCGCAGTACGCGGCGGCCATGGACGAATTTGCCCGCCTCAGCACTGAGCTGGTAGACCCGCTGAAAAACAGCGTGGTGGGCGTACTGGCAGCAATCCCCGAAGCCAAGGCCGGTAAGGCCATTGCAACCTTGTTCACGGGCGGAGGTGATGCGACGCGGGTCAATGCGCTGGGTATTCGGCGCGCCAAGGTGGCATTCGACAAGGCAGTGCAAGCCGATCCGAGCCTTGCCGGCGCGTGGGAGGACATGACTGCCGAGTGGGTCAGTCTGAACCTGAACAAAGCACTGGCGCGCACTCAGGGGCAGGAACTGAACACAGCGGGCAAGTGGCTGTCGCTGACCTTCCGCGATCCCGAGCAGCGCCGGGCATTAAAGGCCGCGGTAGGGCCGGGAGCAGAAGGCGCGCTGGACACGCTGGCGCAAGCCCTTGAAATGGTTGCAAGAACACCGACCAAAGCCTCGCAGACCGCTTTCATGCAGGAAGTGAAAGAGCAATTTGGCGAGTCGGCCACCCATTTCTTTGATCGGGTGCTGGCCCCGCGGGAAACCCTGCGCGGCGCTATTGATGAAAGCTATCGGGACCGAGCCACACGGGCGCTGGCCGAAGCACTGACCAACCCGGCCAAGATTCAGCAGTTGCAGAAGTTCGGCGAAATGCGTCCGAGCGTTGAGCGGAACCTGTCGATATTCGGTGCGGTGTTTGGGTCGCTGCTTATGGACGGTGGTGAGGCACTTATCGGCGGTCCAAATAACGTATCAGCGGAGTCATTACAGCCGCAAGAACCGCAGCAAGGAGCACAACCATGATTGCTGCAATCCATATGTCGCCCCATTCAAATTGCCCGAGCAAGAATTTGCCGAGCATTACCGCGCTGCCAAGCATCAGACTTAGTTTGAAGTTTGCGCCGAAACTGTTCACTCAGGAAGCATACCATGGCCAGTAAAGGAATCCCGTTCTACGAACCCCGCGAGCGGCCACTGAGCGCCACGGGCACGCTGATTCCCGAAGCCAAGGCGTATTTCTACGCCAAGGGCACGCTGACAGCGCAGGATGTGTATGCCGATCAAGACCTTAGCAGCGTCCTGACGCAGCCAGTTGTGGCCGATGCGAATGGCTTTTTCCCGCCCATTTACATGGACGCGACCAAGAACTACCAAGTTGACATAACGGACGCATCCGGCATCAGTCTGCCCGGTTATCCGGTCGACGGGTTCCAGTTCGCGCTGGAGATGGGACGGGCTGAACTCGCGGTCAAACTAAAACCGCTGACGCAGGCCGAGGACGATTACGGCATATCCGAGTATGCGTCAACGAACACCGTGGGCGACATCATGTGGCCGTGGTTCGACCCCTACAATCCCATGAGATACGGAGCAGACCCGACGCACACCACGGACAGTTATCTGGCGTTCAAATCGGCCTTTGGTGCGTCCTACCTGGAGGAAGAAGGCGAGGGCGCGGGCGTGGATATCCCGAACGGCCATTACCTGTGCAACACCAAATGGCTGTTCCAGCCGCCGACAGCTAAAGCAACCATCCGTGTGAGAGGCGGGGGTAAGTTGCGCGGGGCGAAACTGGCAGCGCAGGAGTACGTGCCAGGGACGACGGTTATCGACTTTAACGGCATCGCCAGCGGGCCTTGTTTTGAAATGGACGGCACCACCAACGAGTGCGTTGGCCATTTCTTCGAGGATTTCAGCATTTTCTGCAGCACCTCGGACGAGGCGTGGAAGGCCGTTGATGCCAGTGCGACCAAAGTCTACCGGGTGGGTATCAGTCAGGACGGGGCCGGTGACGGCATGTTGCTTGACGATTACTTCAACGAGGACCACGACGACATCACCATTGCCGGCACCAACTGGAACGGCAACGGGACGCTGACGGTCGGCTCGATTGGCTACAAGCATCTTGCTACCAATGCCTCGGGTGGGCGTAAGAAGTCCTCAAATATCGAGGTGAATGGTTTCGACATCGGTGGTCAGATCGGTGACGCGTATGACGCAGCGAGAACCCAATTCTGGCGCAGCTATCGGATGGAGTACTTTGAACCCCATTATTGTCGGACGGGCCTTTGGGTGCGTCATGGGGTAATGGACCTTGATCTGGTGGCCCCGTTCTTTGAGAAGAACGACC